GGCGTTGTTTTCGTCAAGACAGAGATCCTTGCCGCCAGAAAAGATATGGTGCCGTATGATTTTGAAAAGAAGCAGCCCGTGTCTTCCATCGGTGATCAGGCACCTCCCGCCGCTTCAGAAGAGGCTGAACAGGAAAAAGAAAGGGCAGCAGCGTTGGTGAAAGAGTGGTTTGGCAGGGATGTCAGTAAGGTTTCCAAAAAAGACCTGGCCGACTATGCCATGGCTGAGTTCAACCAGGTCGTTGACGACGATTCAAAACTGAAGATGGTCCAGGCCATCGAGCAGATGGTGGGCTGAGATGACCGGCCAGGAGATGATTGATCAGGTGCTCACCTACCTGACCGATGAGGACGGGGACGTCTGGGGTGAAACCCTTGTGCTGTCATTTATCAATGAAGCCGTGGGAACCATCGCCATGCTGCGGCCTGATGCTACCGCCACAACCGATGACGTGACCATCGTGGCGGACAGTGCCAGACAGACCCTTCCTTCGGATGCTGCCCGGCTGCTTTCGATCCCCCGGAACACAACTTCCGGCAAACCGGTCAGGAAAATTGCCAGGGAAGTGCTGGCAGAATTGGGTGCTACATGGACGGCACAGTCCGTATCTGACATCGAGCATTACATGTATGACGATGAAAACCCCCTGGTCTTCCATGTTCACCCGGTACTGGATGCAGACGGCAGCGTGGAAATGGCATATTCCTCTGTTCCCGAGACAATCACCCTGGTGTCTGACCTGCGGGTATCATCCGTTTATAACGGCCCGATATTCGATTATGTGCTCCACCGGTGCTTTGGTATGGAGACTGAGCGGATCGACCGCCAGAAGTCTGTCAATCACCTGAACGCCTTTTACAATGCCCTGGGTGTCAAGGTCCAAAACGAGGCCCGGCTGAAACTGATCCAGGAGGTATAAATGGAGCGTTTTGTCAGCAATATCCTGCCGTATGTCCCTGGGTGCCCAGTGGTCTTGATTAAAGCCGAAACGCTCAGGGTGGCTACTGAGTTCTGCCGGAAAACCCATATCTGGCAGGCAGTGGAGGAAAGCACGGCCACTGAAGGCGATGAAACCATTACGCTCTCTCCTGCATCCGGTGATGTTGTGGGCGTCAAGGTGGAGATTAATGATCGTGAGATCTCAGACTACACACTGTCCGGCACTACCGTGACTCTGGAAGACGAGCTGTCTGAGGATGATTCAATCAAGGTCACGCTGTATCTTACCCCGGAAAGGGACGCGACCGAGCTGCCGGATATTCTTTATAACGAATGGCTGGAAGGAATTTCAGCCGGGGTCCGTGCCAACCTGATGCTGATGCCTGAAAAGCCATGGTCAACCCCCAATATGGTCATGATACACGCACAGACCTACCAGCACCAGATCGGGCAGGCACTACTCCAGGCAAGAAAGAAAAACGTCCGTGAACCCATGCGGATGAGGCTGAGGCCCTGGATATGATCAACATTTCTGTTTTTAAAGGGGAGATCCCCAAGCTGTCGGAAAAACTTTTGCCGGACGAGTACGCATCCAGCGCAATCAACTGCAAGTTGCAGGATGGGCGGCTCTCCCCTATGCGGGCAAACGTGTCCGAGGAAGACCTTCTGGCCAGTGCTGAAACCATTTACCGGATGGGTGAGGACTGGTTGCAGTTCGATAACAAAGTACAGATCGTTGATGATCCTGTTTATAATCCATCCGGCCGGATCTTGATTTCAGGGGATGATTATCCAAAAGAAACAGACACCGCAACAGCCATTTCAGGGGCCGGCCCTTACCCGGCCGCAACGCGCAGGCTGGGAATATCTGCTCCAAGCGCGGCCCTGACCCATTCCATTACCGTGGCAGGTACAGGCACCGACAGGGAGATTGCGTATTGCTACACCCGGGTAGGGGAAAGGGCCGACGGCACAGTAGTGGAGTCTGCACCTTCTCCGTCGACAGCAGTGTTTACAGCAAAAGATGATGCCACTGTCCAGCTGTCAGATTTTGTTGATGCTTCCGAAACAGGCGTATATACCACCCATTTCAGAATATACCGGATCAATACCGGCGATACGGGTGCTGAGTTTCAGTTTGTTGACGATCTGGTTAAAACAACATCCCCGCTTGAATATGATGACACCGTGGCGGACGAAGACCTGGGGGAAGTGCTGCCCACAGCAACATGGACCGCTCCGATTGACGAGCTAAAGGGATTTGTCGCAGGGTCCGGGGGGCTAATTTTCGCCTTTAATGCGAATACTGTTTATGTGTCTGATACATATATCCCATATGCGTTTCCGTCTGAATACACGCTTACCGCACCATCCGAGATAGTAGGTATGGGGTTCAACGGCACATCCATGGTTGTTCTGACAAAAACCAACCCGGTTTTGTTGTTCGGCACAGATCCTGGGTCCATCACGGTTGAAAGGTTCCCGGTTGTTTTGCCGTGCAAGTCCGCGCGCTCCATTGTCAGCATACCGGGCGGAGTGGTGTTTGCCTCCACATTCGGGCTGTACCTGATTGATTCAGGTGGCAATCCGGTGAATTTGACGAAAGACATTTTTACGGATCAGCAGTGGTCTGACCTTGAGCCAGGCAGGATATTCGCGTTTTTTCACAAAGGTGCGTACCAAGCGTTTTTTTCAGGATCCACAATGGGCATCGAGTTCAACCCGGGTTCAAACGAGATCAGGAGGTTCCGGTCAACAGCATATGTGTGGGGTGGGCGGTATGTCTCCACGGTCATGATCAATACCTATGAGTTTCTAACATCGGACAGCGAAGAGTTTGTGACGTCAGGCGGCTCAGGCCTTTATTGTTCCGGCGGCGCGTATCCGTTGACATACGATACCCTGTATTTAATCCAGACAAAAGGCACGGCCAGGGAGGTTGTGGCTTTTGATTCAGGCGATGAAACAGATTACATCTGGACATCCAAGACATTCTACCTGATGCGGCAACATATATTGTCGGCCGGGCGAGTGGTGGGGGATTTGTCCGAAGGTGTGACCCTTTCATTGTATGTTGATGACACCCTGCATTTCACCAAATCAATTACTTCTGACAGTGTGTTCAGGATCCCTCGCGTCATGGGATCAACATTTAAAATCAAACTGACAGGCAAGGCCCACATTGAACAGGTGATAATCGGGGCATCCATATCGGAGGTGACACAAAATGCGTAACATACCACGAGTAACAGGCAAAATGGATTACCAGCGGTTTTTTGATGCTGTCAAAGAATCAATAGATATCCTGGCCGGCCGCGCAAAAAAGTCTGAATTGAAACGCGCCTTGCTGGTGGAGGATTTGGAAAAGCTGGGGATAGATCCTGAGAAATTTCTGAGCAGCACAAAACAAAACCCCTACCCGTTACCATAAGGAGAAATAGATGTCGCAATATACATCGACACACAGCGGAGCGCAGATTGATGAAGGTGTCACCAGGGCGTTGCGGTTGCCGGAAAGCCTCGCTGAAACCAGCACTGCCACAGCAACCACCACGGCATTGGGACCAACCACAACCAAACACCTCTTGACCGGCACCACAACAATAACCGGATTTTCTGGCACCGCTGGCGTGACATATCACTGCCGGGCAGAAGGGTCATTCACCCTGACCCATCATGCCACAAACCTAATCATCACCCAGGGAGCGGCAAACATCACAACCGCTGCCGGAGACACCTTCGATGTTCAGATGATAACCGGAACTACATGTAGGATTGTGAATTATCAATGGGCCGGGTCTAATACAAAACTTATCTCTTTTACGAGATCTATGTCGGCAGCAAGTGGAAACGTTTCTTATTCCGCTGTCGGGTTTAAGCCGTCTGTTCTTCTTTTCATGGCCAGCATTATCGACGGCACATCTTTTGCTTCGTGGGGCATGGGTCTACCGGGTACTGATTTTTCTGTATCTACTCGACCAACTGGTTACGCGCCTTCGTCTCCTTGGTCTATAATGCTTTATGAGGATACGTCTTTATGGCAGGGGGCGAAAGTTGAATCATTAGATGATGACGGGTTTACTCTCGCTTGGACAAAAACAGGGGCTCCGGATTACCGTCTTGCCACAATATATTGCCTTGCAATCAGATAAGGAGAAACCATGAACAGAATATGCATAAACAAAAAAACCGGCGAACTCATCGAAATGCAGTCAGGTGGGTGGACAGAAAACAAAGAATTGGCAGATGCCCGCTTGAACACCTTAAAACAAAACGCCCTGAACGCGGGGTACGCCGAAAAAGACATTGAGGTTAAATGGGCAACTCCAGAAGAAACCGAGGCTGCAAAACCCAAAGTAGAACCGGACCAAACCGAGGCCCTGATCCGTCAGGAGATCCGCCAACTGGCAATCGACAGCTTGAAATCAAAAGGCAAGTTGAAAGAAACGGTAAAATGAATCAGAACAAAATCAGCTCAAAACTTCTGCCATATACAAAGATTGACGGTATCCGGACGGTGAAAGACTCCGTGATCAAGGGGCTTTTCCAGCGGACAGTTGAGGAAGGTCTGGACAAGATTGTCTTTTACGAAGGGACCGTGCAGGACGAGAACACCTTTCTTCAGGTGATGAAGAATTCCATGTCCTGGCTGTTTATGAAAGACGATAAAATCATCGGCTATACCTGGCTGAACCGGTTTGAAAACAAGACCGCCCGGCACCACTTCTGTGTATTCAAAGACCACTGGGGCCAGCTGGAAGAACTGGGGAAATATACCATCCAGCGGCTGGCCAGTCTGAAATCCGGTGACGGGTATGTGTTTGATCTTCTGACCGGGTTTATCCCTGCCTGGAATGAGAGAGCTATTAAATTCGCACTGAAATGCGGAGGGAAAAGCCACGGTGTAATTCCGAACGCCATATGGAACCATGAAAAACAGCAGAGTGAGGACGCCGTGTTCATCTATTACACAAGGAGCGAGCCATGATCACACCGGCATATATCCGCGTTTTAAGGCGGGTCAATTTCAAGGGAGGCGGCAGCAGCGGAGACAACTACGACGCTGCATACAACGCCAGGATGGCAACGATTGCCGAAGCCCAGCAGAGGATGGCAGAGGAATATTTCCAGTTCTGGCAGACGGATTACAAACCCATGGAGCAGGCCCAGATTGCGGCCAACCTGCAGCTGATCCCGCACGAAACCGCCCTGCAGAAACAAAAACTACAGGCCGAAAAGGGGCTTATCCCCAAACAAACCGCCCTGCAGAAACAAAAACTACAGGCCGAAAAGGGGCTTATCCCCAAACAAACCGCCCTTGCAGGCGCTCAGATGGATTCCGCGTTGTCGCTGTTGCCTCAGCAGACCGCATTTGAACAGGCCCAGCTTGCCGATTCAACGCAGGCCATAGGGGAGAGGGCACCGGTCAGGGCCGAATTCTACCAGCAGGCTACCGATGGGGTGGACATTGACGGGATGGTGAACCGGGCCTCAGCCGACGCCATGCACTCGTTTGCCAATTCCCAGCAGATGCTGAACCGGAACATGGCCCGTATGGGCGTGAACCCGAATTCCGGCCGGTTCGCTGCCTTATCAAACCAGAACTCACTGAACCAGGCCAAGACAGTGGCCGGGGCAAAGACACAGGCCCGGGTCCAGGGTGAGGAACAGAATTTCAACAGGCTGACCACAGCCATGGGGTATGGGGGGTAGCCATGTATAATATCCAGAATCCGATACAGCAGGCCATGGGCGGGATGAATCAGGCAGCCGGGACTTACGGCAGGATGATGCCTAACATACCCGCGAATCAGAAACCGGGGCCATCTGTAGGCGGGGCTGTCATGTCAGGCATGGGTGGAGCCGGAACCGGTGCCGCGATGGGTAGTTTTTTGGGTGCAACGGCAGCAACAGAAACGGCGCCGGCAGTGGCAGCGCTTGGCATGGGACCGGCTGGATGGGCCGTCGCCGGGGGTCTGTTGGGAATTGGGTCTTATTTATTTTCTTAGGAGGCACACATGCCCGATCGATGGGGGAGAGTAACACACAACGACTGGAACGCCATGACTGGGATGATAAACAATATCCAGGCCATGGGGCAGAGGAATCAGCTGTATAGGCAGAATCAGGATGAATACCAGCGACAAAAGACTTTCCGGGAACAAAGAGACCAAGTGGCCAAAGCCTATTTAAACTCTGCACAGGTTCCAAATCAAAACGTCGCAGGACCTGACCCCAGGATGCCGGTTCCGACGCAGGCACAGGACCCGGAGAAAGCGATCGCCGCCATGGGGGATGTATCTCCAGGGGCCTGGGTTGCAGGCCAAACCATGGCAGCGCAAAGCAAGCAGGCCGAGGTGTCCCTGATGTCCTCCGAAGAAGCTAAACAATTCCGGCAAAAAGAGAACGATATCGTGACTTGGATATCCCAAAACGGGATTGAGTCCATAGATAAAATTCCGTCTGAGCTGACAGCTGGCGTGCCGGGACAGAAGGCCCTTGTCTCAGCCCTTGAAAGAGAAGCGTCCAAGGTAGAAAACCAGCAAAAATTAACAGCAAACAGGATGAAGTTTCTCACAGGAAAATACCAAATTTTTTCCCTTCAGAAAGACGCTATCGACAAGGCACTTCTTGAAGGCCGGGAAGATGATGTGGTTATGGGCCTACGGCAAATGGTGAAAGATCTTCCTATACCGTATCAGCTGGGCGAGTTCAACCAGGAAGACAGAAGCTTCGATGTTCAGTATTTTGACAGAAGAACAGGAAAACTTAAGAGCGTTGAGAAAAAGCCGTTGGCGGAAGTGATAGCTGAAATGAATGCCACTGGGAAGGAAAAATATTTCAAGCAGGGTCTTGCGCACATGGAGGCCAAGAGACTTGAAAATCTCAAGGCTGAGGCAAACCCGCTACACGGTAAAACCAAAGGAGGCACGCCCGTTCTTATCACACCGCAGGTGCCCGTTCAGGAGCCGGATGGGAATTTAAACATCCGGGTGAAAGACGAGAAAACCGGTGAGCTTCTTGCGGAGT